TGCTTGGTTGGTTATACGTTGGCGATGATAATGTATCGCTCAACGAACAAATGATTGGTGAAGGTTACGCATGGCCATATGATGGTGGTACAAAACAAAAAGATTTTGAAGAACTACGACAACTTCGTAGATCTCGTGGTACATTAATGGAGGGCTAATGGCAGCTTATTGGTTAGCACATCAACTCACGGTTGAATTTATGGAAAACGAAAAAGAAGTAAATGACACTCATAACTGGAGATCTGAATACATAGATCTTGCAGGGCATCGATTAAAACCTAGACAGATAGAATTATTAGAAAAAGGTCCTGATAGTTTATCTGCTAGTTGGGTATTGATGGCTATGTTTTCTGATTGGAAACATATTAAAGGTTATAAAGATCCAGAACCACCTGATTGTCAATCATCATTTAAAGAATGGAATAGAAACTATGAGTCCAGCGACTGATAATGTTTATCTAGGTAATCCTAATCTTAAGAAAGCCAATACACCTATAGAGTTTAGTGAAGAACAGGTTATTGAGTTTGTTAAGTGTAAGGATGATCCTGTTTATTTTGCAAAAAATTATATAAAAATTGTTTCTCTTGATGAAGGTCTAGTACCTTTTAACATGTACGATTTTCAAGAGAAAATGGTAAATAAGTTTCATGCAAATAGATTTAATATAGCAAAACTACCCCGACAGACTGGTAAGTCTACAACTGTTATTTCATATCTTTTACATTATATTATTTTTAATGATAACGTTAATATTGGTATACTAGCAAACAAAGCATCTACATCTAGAGAATTATTATCTAGATTACAACTTGCATATGAAAATTTACCAAGATGGATGCAACATGGTATTTTAGCATGGAATAAAGGTAACGTAGAATTAGAAAATGGTAGTAAGATATTAGCTGCTTCTACTTCTAGTTCTGCTGTTCGAGGTATGTCATTTAATATTATATTCTTAGACGAATTTGCTTTCGTACCAAATCATATAGCAGAACAATTTTTTAGTTCAGTTTATCCTACTATATCATCTGGTCAGAAAACTAAGGTTATAATTATATCTACTCCAAATGGAATGAATATGTTCTACAAGTTGTGGCATGACGCTGAACGTGGTAGAAATGAATATAAAACAACAGAGGTTCATTGGAGTCAAGTTCCAGGCAGAGATGCTAAATGGAAAGAACAAACGATTGCAAACACATCTGAAAGACAGTTTGTACAAGAATTTGAATGTGAGTTCTTAGGATCTGTTGATACTCTTATAGCACCATCTAAATTAAAAACGATGGTCTATGAAGATCCTATGATTAAAAATAAAGGTCTAGATATCTATGAACAAGTTAAACCAGATCATAATTACATAATAACAGTTGACGTTGCCAGAGGTGTGTCAAATGACTATTCTGCATTTACTCTAATTGACATTACAGAGATACCATATAAGTTAGTAGGTAAATATAGAAATAATAATATTAAACCAATAGTATTTCCAAATATAGTTTTTGATGTTGCAAAAAATTATAATATGGCATATATTATGGTTGAGGTCAATGATATCGGTGGACAAGTAGCAGACATATTACAGTTTGATATGGAATATGAAAATCTATTAATGTGTGCTATGAGAGGTAGAGCTGGTCAATTAGTAGGACAAGGATTTTCTCATAAGTCACAGTTAGGTGTAAAAATGACATCTACTGTAAAGAAAACAGGATGTTCCAACCTTAAAGCATTGATAGAAGATGATAAGTTATTAATACCTGATTACGATATTATTGCAGAACTTACAACATTCATTCAAAAGAAACAATCATTTGAAGCAGAAGAGGGATGTAACGATGACCTTGCTATGTGTCTTGTAATTTTTGCATGGTTATGTGTATCAGATTATTTTAAAGAAATGACATCTGACGATGTTAGAAAAAGAATTTTTGAAGATCAAAGAGAATCAATAGAAGAAGATATGGCTCCTTTTGGATTTATTTTAGATGGTCTTGATGAAGATACTTTTGTAGAAAAAGAAACAGGTGATATTTGGAAGGTTGATGAATATGGACAGAAAGGTGGTGGAGTTGAATATGATGACTCATACATGTGGAATTATAAGTAATGGATCTTGATTCAGAATTTGAATTAGAACATCTGCTTTTCAAGGAAAGAAAATGTAGGGTTTGTGGAGAAAAGAAAAATTTATTAGAAGATTTTTATTTAACTCGTAAAAATAGAAAACCATTTGCTTCATCATATTCTTATGAGTGTAAGTTATGTACTGTTAGAAGAGTGGTATCAACTAGAAAGAAAAATAGACCCAGACCTTTACCTCCATATTTAGCAGACTATCCAGACTGGTAAAGTGTTCATGCATTGTTTCCCCCTTTGAAAGTTAGTAATCAATAAATAATAAGGAGAAATAAATCTCATAGAGGTAATAAAACATGGCGTTTGCTTCACCTGGCGTAAGCATTAAAGAGGTTGATTTAACAGCAACCATTAATGTAGCTGATCAAAATATTGGTGTTATAGCTATCGCAGCACAGAAGGGACCTACAGACGAGGTAACTTACATAAGCAGCGAGAGGGAATTAGTGGATATCTTCGGAGGTCCTGATGAGTATAATTATGAATCTTGGTTTGCAGCTGCAACTGTTATACAATACGGTGGTATCGCAGCAATAATTAGACCTGCTGGAGGAGAACCTGCTTCTGGTTCAGACTTGGCTCTAAGAACTGCTAATGTCGATACTGACGGAACTACATCTGGTGCGATATTAATTAATAATCAATCAGATTACGAAGAAAATTACGGAACTACTACTGCATTTTCTTTTGCAGCAAAGTATGCTGGAACATTCCATAATGGTATCAAAGTCGCAATGACTGACGTTGGTGCTCATCAACGAGTTACCGTTACTCCAGCTGCTACAGGAATAACTGGTGTAGACACAATCAGTGCTGCCGATAATCAAAGAACTGCTGGAACATACACAATTGGTGCTTCAGATTACACTGCTCAAGGATCTGGTACTGGTGCTACTTTCTCTATTGTAATTGATAACTCTGGTGCTGCTACTGTAACAGTTACAGGTGCTGGTTCTGGTTATGTAATAGACAATACAATTACTGTTCCCAATGCAAAACTCGGTAATGGTACTGGTGCTGCAGACTTAACATTTGATGTTTCTGCTGTTACTGCTGCAATGCAAGGTGCAGGGCAATTCCTTAAATGGGGAACTTCACCTAATGAATATTATGCTACTGTTTATAGTAATGACGGTACTGACACATACAGTTTAACTTTATGGGATACCACAAAGAGAGTTGCAGTAGGTACAGTTCTTAAAGATAATGCTGGACTAACAATCGCAACTGTTAGTGCAATCGAGAGTAATGATGTTTACTCTGGATTAGAATATGACACTGGTAAGAAATGGGTTTCAATTGCTCCTCAACCAGGCACTTCACCATATACAAAAGCTCGTGGTGGTAGATTTGATGAGTTCCACATTGCTTTAATTGACTCACTAGGAAATGTAACTGGAAATCCAGGCACACTAATTGAGACATTTACATTTGTATCTAAGGCAAAAGATGCTAAGAGTACAGAGGGTGTTGTTTCATATTGGAAAAAAGTTATGGAGACTCAATCATCATACTTGTATGGTGGTGAAGATACTCTAGTTGCAGCTGGTGACATAACAGCAGTTGAATTATCAACTGGTTCAAACTCCACTGGTGCGATTGGAAACAATGCATCGAGTGTAACTTTTCCAATCTTTAACAAAATTGTAAGTCAAACTTTAGGTAGTGGTGCTGATTACGATTGGTCTACTAAATCTGCTACAATCAATAGTGCTGTAGAAACAAGTTATGATTTAGTAAGTGACCCAGAAGAATTTGGTGATATAGACTTCTTAGTACCAGGCAAGATTACTGGAACTGTTGCAGCAAAACTAATTGCTATCGCAGAATCAAGAAGAGACTGTATTGCAGTCATTTCACCACAAAGAAGTGATGTTATTAATTCAAGTACTTCTACTAAGAAGACTGATAACATTGTAGATTTCTTTAACACAATTGCAAGTTCAAGTTATGCAATCTTTGACTCAGGTTATAAGTACCTTTACGATAAGTACAATGATACTTACCGTTACGTTCCTTGTGCAGCAGATGTTGCTGGACTATGTATTAGTTCAACAATCAATTCAGAGACTTGGTTCTCTCCTGCTGGATATAACAGAGGTAACTTGAGAAATGCAGCTAAACTTGCTTACTCACCTAGAAAGGCTGAAAGAGATAGATTATATACCGCAAGGGTTAATCCTGTTGTAGCATTCCCTGGCCAAGGGGTGGTACTATTCGGTGATAAGACTGGACTTTCATCCCCATCTGCTTTCGATAGAATCAACGTTCGCCGTTTATTCATCGAACTCGAAAAGAACATCGCAAGATTCTCAAAATTCCAACTCTTTGAGATTAATGATGAACTCACCAGATCCGCATTTAAAGGAGCTGTTGATCCATATTTGAGGAATGTACAAGGTCGAAGAGGTATCTACGATTTCTTAGTTGTCTGTGATGACAGCAACAACACCGCTGATGTCATTGATCGCAATGAATTTCAAGCTGAGATTTACATCAAGCCTGCACGCTCGATTAACTTCATTACTATTACCTTCGTTGCTACAAGAACAGGTGTTTCTTTCAATGAATTAATTGGTTAATCTTTATAAAAAACACACAGAGGTATAAAAACCATGGCAAAAGGTATTTCAGAATTTAAATCGAAATTAGTGAAGGGCGGCGCCCGCCCCAATCTGTTTCTAGTTCGTCTTAACTTCCCTTCATTACAAGGGGTTGTAGATATCGGAACAGATTCGAGTAAGACTGCTACCGAGACTGCGGAATTTATGGTCAAGACCGCACAGATTCCTGCTTCAAGTCTTGGAGTAATCGAAGTTCCTTATAGAGGACGTATGTTAAAAGTTGCTGGAGATAGGACATTTGAACCTTGGTCAGTAACAGTCATCAATGACGGTGAGTTTAATATCAGAAAGGCATTTGAAAAATGGTCTAGAGGTATTAACGCACATACAGAAAACGTTGGTCAACTCGGTTACGGAGCAGATGGTGGAGAGTCATATTGTAGAGATATGACTGTTTATCAACTCAGTCGTGACGGACAAAAACCAAGTAAGACACCATCTAATATAGAAGCTCCTGGCGTTGACGGATTGGATGTAGTTCGTGCATATCGTTTCTACGATGCATGGCCTTCTTCACTCTCAGCGATTGATCTTTCATATGAATCTAATGATCAGATTGAAGAATTTACTGTTGATTTTCAGTATAATTACTTCGAGGTTACAAAGTCCTCTTTGGAAGCCTAATAAATAGGATTGAATAGAAAGATAATCCCTCTTTAATATGGCAGAACTATTTGGATTCAGTATAAAAGAGAGGACAAAAAAGGGGAAAGTATATTCCCCTGCTCCTCCTAATAGTGATGATGGCACCTCGGCAGTAGCCGCTGGTGCCTATTTTGGTCAGTACTTAGACCTTGATGGAGTTGGTAGACATAATAACGAATTTGAATTTATTCGTAAGTATAGAGAAATTGCATTACACCCAGAAACGGATACTGCGATTGATGATATTATAAACGAATCTATCAGTAGTGATCTAGACTATGCTCCTGTAGATGTAGAATTATCAAATCTACAAGCTAGTGATAAGATCAAAAAAAGAATTAGAGAAGAATTTAAATATATAATCAGACTTTTAGATTTTGATAAAAGAGCTCATCAGATATTCCGTAGATGGTATATTGACGGTAGAATTTTTTATCATAAACTAATTGACTTTGATAAACCAGAAGAAGGTATCAAAGAATTAAGATATATTGATGCTCTTAAAATTAAAAAAGTAAGAGAAGTTAAGAAAGATAAGAAAGACTCTGGAGTATCCATAGACACTGGCATGAAGCTAGACTATGGTGAAACAGTTGATTACTATCTTTATTTTCCTAAAGGATATAAAGGAAGTGATAATAATGCGATTAAAATTGCTGATGATGCTATTTCATATGTACCATCAGGTATACAAGATCATAACCGTAACATGGTTTTATCGTTCTTACACAAAGCGATTAAATCAGTCAATCAATTGCGTATGATTGAGGACTCTCTTGTTATTTACAGAATATCAAGAGCTCCAGAACGTAGAATTTTCTACATTGATGTAGGTAACTTACCGAAGATGAAAGCGGAACAATATCTCCGTGAAGTCATGGGTCGTTACAGAAACAAACTTGTTTACGATTCATCTACTGGTGAAATCAGAGATGACAGAAAACATATGAGTATGTTAGAAGATTTCTGGTTGCCTCGTAGAGAAGGTGGTCGTGGAACTGAGATCACTACACTCCCAGGCGGACAAAATCTTGGAGAACTAGAAGACGTTAAGTATTTCCAGAAGAAATTATATAAGTCATTAAACATTCCACTCTCAAGACTAGAACAGGAATCATCATTTACTATCGGTAGAACAAATGAGATTACTAGAGATGAACTTAAGTTTGCAAAATTTGTAGGTAGATTGCGTAAGCGTTTTTCAGAACTATTTCATGATATGTTGAAAACACAACTTATCTTGAAAGGTATTGTCTCTCCTGACGATTGGGAGGAAATGAAAGAAGATATTCAGTACGATTATATCTTTGATAATCATTTCACAGAACTAAAAGAAACTGAAATGTTGACTGAAAGATTAAATGCAGTCAATATGGTTGAGCCTTTCCTTGGAAAATATTTCTCTGTTGAATATGTGCGGAAACAAATTCTTAAACAAACTGAGGATGAAATCGAAGAGATAGATCAACAAGTAGAGAAAGAAAAAGAGATGGGAATCATCCAAGATCCAATGGCAGCAATGGATGCCATGGGCGGTGAAGGTGGAGAAATGCCACCAGAAGAAGGTGGAGATGCTGGAGGAGGTGGAGATTTAGACTCCGCATTTTCCTCTATGATATCCCCAGGCGATTACGGTAAAGGCGATATCTGATAAATAATAGTTGTAACACATGATATTTTTAGTATGGAACCTGAAGTTACTCAACCAAATGATCCAATCGTTGCGGATATTTTAAATAAAAATCATCATAACGCTAACGAGAAAATATATAATGCACTATATGGAAAGAGTGCTGAATTTATCACTGCGAGAAAAGCTCAGATTGCAAAAACCATGTTCAATGGTCCTGATCAAGAACAACCAGATACGGATGCTTATGATGAGGTAGAACCTATTGTTCAAGTTGATGATAATCAAAGTGATGAATCTGAACCGAGTGAAACTGTAAACACAGACGAAACAGAACATGAAACTGATAGCTGAAGAAATTGTTGATGTTAATTTTTTAACAGAAGATAACAATGGTAAAACAAGTCATTTTATTGAGGGAGTATTTCTTCAAGGCGAAATAAAAAATCGCAATGGAAGAATGTACCCAATAGATACTTTACAGCGTGAGGTTGATACTTATAATGAAAGTTACGTTTCAAAAGGTAGAGCTCTAGGAGAATTAGGTCATCCTGATGGCCCACAAATTAATCTAGACAGAGTATCACATAAAATTGTTTCCTTGAAACAAGAGGGTAATAACTTTATCGGTAAAGCGAAAATCCTTGAAACTCCTATGGGTAAGATTGCCAAGAACCTTCTAGATGAAGGAGTAAAACTTGGTGTATCATCCAGAGGTCTAGGTTCAATAGAAAAGAGAGGTGATATGAATGTTGTCAAAGATGACTTCATGTTAGCTACCGCCGCTGATATTGTTGCGGACCCATCTGCACCTGACGCCTTCGTTGAAGGTATTATGGAGGGTAAAGATTGGATATGGAATAGTGGTTCTTGGAGAGAATCAGATATTGCCACCGCAAAAAGAGAAATTGACAACGCAAATGTTGATCAATTAACGGAGAAAAAACTAAAAGCGTTTGAATCACTACTCCGTAACCTAAAATTTTAATAAATATTATTAGAAAATACAAACTTTCCAAAGAGGATTTTCCAAATGGCTGTTGATGCAAAAGAAAAAGAACAAATTGAGGAGTCAAATCCAATTACTGCTAACGCAGAAGCGGGTGACAAAGCTCCAAAGAAATTGACCGATCCTACTCCAGGCCAATCTGGTAGCGCTGACGATCTCGGCGGGCCAGTAGTTGTACCTGACGATCCTAAGTCAATCGGTAAAAAAGCTGCCGCTGCTGCTACATTTGAAGGAGATAAGTCTATCAAGGCAAAACCTTCTAAAGCATCTGGTAAGGTTGCCGAAGAGGTCGAGGAAGAAGTCGCAGATGAGATTTCAATTGACGTATCTCAAGATGTTGACGCACTTCTACAAGGTGAAGAACTCAGTGAAGAGTTCCAGAAAAAGGCTGCTACGATTTTTGAAGCCGCTGTAAAAGCAAAAGTCGTTGAGCAAGTCGAAAAGTTTGAGAGTGACTACGAAGAAAAACTTGCAAAAGAAGTTGAGTCCGTGAAGGAATCAGTGGAAGCAAGAGTAGACGCTCATTTAGATTATGTTGCCGAACAGTGGGTTAAAGAGAACCAACTCGCCATTGATTCGGGTCTTCGCAATGAAATCACAGAGGAGTTCATCACTGGATTGAAGAACCTCTTTGCTGAAAATTACATTGATATCCCAGACGACAAATATGATGTTCTAGAAGGAATGACAGAACAGATTGATGAAATGGAAACTAAACTCAATGAACAGATCGAGAAAAATGTTGAGCTAAACAAAGCACTTGGACAGTATATTAAAAATGGAATTGTAAGTGAAGTGTCCGAAGGTCTTGCTCAAACACAGAAAGAGAAGTTTAACTCCTTAGTTGAGAGTGTAGAGTTTGATAGTGAAGAATCTTATCGTGAAAAACTAGGTACTCTTAAGGAGAGTTATTTCCCTAAGAAGCCTGTCACGCAGAGTGAAGATCTGGCAGAAGAACAAAAGGAAGACCAACCTCTAAACGGTCCTATGTCCGCATATGCGGCAGCAATTGATCGTTGGAAATAAGTTTCCTTCTAAATAATAAAGATTCCAAACAATTAAACTAACTTACGGAGTTACACTTAACATGTACAATTCGGAAAAACTTCAAGAAAAGTGGAAGCCCATATTGGAGCACAATGGTCTTGAAGATGTAAAAGATAATCATAGAAAAGCGGTTACAGCTATTCTATTAGAAAACCAAGAAAAATTCCTTCGTGAAGAGCGTGCAGTTCTTTATGAAGATCCTACAAACTCAGCTGGTACAGGTGGATTCAGTGGTTCTGCTGCTGGTGCAGGTCCTGTTGCTGGTTTTGACCCTGTTCTTATCTCATTGATAAGAAGATCTATGCCTAAGTTGATGGCATATGACATCGCTGGTGTACAACCAATGAGTGGTCCTACTGGACTTATATTCGCAATGCGTGCTCATCGTGGTACAGACAGAGATGGTAACGGTGCAACACCTAACGTATTCACCAACGAAACCTTCTATGATGAAGTTCCATCTGGTTTCTCTGCTGGTGGTGGTGCTTACTCAGCAGCTGCTGGTACAACTGCAACAAACCCATCAGTTCTTAACGCTTCATCTCCTGGCGCATACGCTGCTACAGGTGGTATGAACACAGCAACTCTTGAAGGACTTGGAGATAACACAGGTGCTTTCAGAGAGATGTCATTCTCTATCGAGAAAGTAACAGTTGAAGCAAAAGCACGTGCGCTAAAAGCTGAGTACAGTTTAGAACTTGCTCAAGACTTGAAAGCAATTCATGGTCTTGATGCTGAGACTGAACTTGCGAACATCCTCTCAACAGAGGTTCTTGCTGAAATCAACAGAGAAGTTGTTAGAACTATCTACGTTGTTGCTAAGCCTGGTGCTCAGTCAAACGTTGCAAACAGTGGTTCATTCGACTTAGACGTTGACAGTAATGGTCGTTGGTCAGTTGAGAAGTTCAAAGGACTTATCTATCAGATCGAACGAGATGCGAACGCAATCGGCCATGAGACTCGTAGAGGAAAGGGTAACTTCATCGTCTGTTCTGCTGACGTTGCTAGTGCTCTTAATATGGCAGGTGTATTAGATTACACTCCAGCTCTTTCTACAAACGGAGTTCCAGACGATACTGAGTCAACCTTTGCTGGTGTTCTTAACGGACGTATCAAGGTTTATGTTGATCCATATTCTGCAAACATAGCAGATGATCATTACTACGTTATGGGTTACAAAGGTTCTAGTGCATATGATGCTGGACTTTTCTATTGCCCTTACGTTCCTCTCCAAATGGTGAGAGCGATTGGTCAGGACACATTCCAACCAAAAATTGGCTTTAAGACTCGTTACGGAATGGTATCAAACCCATTTGCTGGTGGAACTACTCAAAGAAGTGGTGCTTTAACTGCAAATGATAACGTATACTACAGACGTACAAGAGTTCTTAACCTAATGTAAATCAGGTTACATATTTCTAAAGAGACCCACAAGGGTCTCTTTTTTTGTCTAAATAGTTAAAAAAGTTCAATGTCAGCTAATTTTGTATCTAATCCGAATAGTCCGCAGAATTTTCTGTCGGGGATTGGATTCCAATTTCAATTACAAAAACTTCCAAACGTTGCTTTTTTCTGTCAGTCCGTAAATGTTCCAGGCATGAATTTAGCGACTGCAATGCAAGCTACTAGATTTAACTATATTCCACAACCAGGCGATGAAATAAATTTTGATGATTTACAAATAAGATTTTTAGTAGACGAGAAGTTAAAAAATTATACATCATTACATAATTGGATTCGTGGATTAGGTCATCCAGCCTCAGGTCAAGATAGAGAAACATATCTAACAGGAGAAGATTATGATGAGATGTCTTACTCTGACGGAAGTTTGTTTATCTTAGATTCTAATTTTAAACATAAATTTGAAGTTAAATTTAAAGACTTATTTCCAGTTAGTATCGGTGGTTTAAGTTTTGATAGTACATATACAGATACAGAATATTTTTCTGCTGACGCAGTTTTTAAATATACCATTTATGATATAGTAGATCTAAGTAAATCTACACTTCGTCCAGTAGAAGATGAGACTGTAACAATTGCAAATAATGTAAGCGGTTCACTTTCATCTGGTACAGATTTAATTCTGACATACACATCAACTAATGCAAGATTCTTGACAATTGATAATGGAGTAGGAACTGTACCTCTAGATAATGGAACAAAAACTATTCCGTATGCCACAGTAAAAGCTGCAGCACCAGGCGGTAGTATTACATATACAATTACTGCAACAGGTTTTGATGGTAGCACATCTACCGCATCAACTACAATTAGTGTTCCAGACAATATAATGCCGACAAGTGCGGATCGAACATGTATTGCTATTGTTGATGAAAATATGGGTAGTCAATCACATGCTGGTATGGAAACTAAATGGGCTACATTCAGAGGTAATTGGCCAAATAGAACATTCTGGTTATTGCAACCAAATCAAGGTCAGTACTCTGATACAATATCTACTCTACATTGTCCACCGACATTTTTAGAGGAAACAGATTCTTCTACAATTGATCTATAAATAAATATAAATTCTTAAAATGACCGCAGAA